CGTTGAATAACTATAGTTTAAATCGTCAATACTCTAACTCTAGTTTTCCCCTTGTCATTAGTCCGTTGCACAACCAGACGAGGGCGTCCACACAGTCGTCATGAGACGAAACTCCAAAGTTCACAATCTCATCTTTGAGTGCCTGGAACTTTCTGTATTTGTTAAAGATGATCTTGTGCTGCTCGAATAGGCCCATGATGCCTCGGAAGCGTGCAACCTTGTCACCCCTAAACCCTTTAACGGCATGCCAGTTCACGTTATAGAGACCATGCTCACCAAGACAAATGCGTTTAAAGTCAGCTTCTAATGAGGCCTGGTACGCCACAGCTTCTGACCAAACTTCAATGTTGGTGCCAGTAGGAAAATATTGATTCTTTTCTTTGTGGACGATACCCCATTCCTCCATCATCTCCATCATGGCTTCTAATTTTTCTAAGTTACCCATGATGCGTAAACGTTTGCAGTCGATAATGTGTATCTTCCCTCCCACTCGCCCTCCCATCACGAAGACCGTATAGTCGTTCCGTTCCCGAACACCTGCGGAAAGGTCAACGCCGATTCCCAGACAATCGAATTGGGTTTCGATAGTGCCTTTGATAATTAGATCGGGAGAGAGCGATAGCTCACTCGTTTGGACAACTTGATTTTGGTACTGAAAGGAGAAGGCGATTGGTGCCTGACGACGACGATCTTTTAGATAATCGAGTGACCACATGTCCGGCCAATAAGACTGTTCATCTCCGTTGTCATCGACCGAGATTGCAGACTGGACGATCTGCACCCAGTTGTTGGCTGGAATGAATGTGGAGTTATGAATATCATCATGGCGGAAGCGGGTGCCAAGACAGATCGCCCGCCCACCTTCGAACATCGTCGGGACGATAACTGAATTCCAGTTGTCCTCCATGGCCTGCCGGATGTCCCGATTCTTGATGTCGTCCGCACTTTTGATCGCGTCATCAATGATGCAAAGATGTGAACGCTTGGAGGTCACTGCACCTTTGAGACCTGCACAACACACTGTGAACTCTTCTTCACCTGCAGTCCGGATCCCTGCGAACTTCCAATCAATACTCCAATATTCGTTTGAATTGATGCCCTTTGCGATCTTTACGGTGGGGAAGATCTCCTTGTAGGCCTTACTCTCCTCGATAATCCTCTTGATTGCTGCACTCTTAGGTCGCGCCACATCCACCGTGTAAGAGATGTAGAGGATTTTCAAAGGTTTCCGCGCCAGGGCATGAACACCAACAGCCCACGCTGTGTACAAACCGAGGATCGTGGACTTTGCACTACCACGTGGAGCTAAGATATCGATGTTCGGTCCACCAATACCAATCAGACATTCACTATCTTCTCCCGTGCAGAGATATTTATGCCATTCTTTGTGATGCTCAGCAGGTGGTTTATCACCTACAACATCACAGAAATATGCGAAGTCTTTTCGTGCACGTTCGACATCAATATTAGAGGTCTTCTTAACAATACGTTGCTGCGCTGCAGCACGTGCAGTCCTTCGATATACGCTATGAATACTGGTTCCTGCCATGCACAAAGCATAGCGTCATAAATCACTTAGGTCTTCCCTGTCTGTCAAGTTTTTTGTCTCTTTCTTGTATGAAATTTTGAAGAAAAAGATTTTCAAGAGCTCCTTCAAATCCACCAAGCGAAGAACTGGGCGGGGTAATAGGTTCGAGCTGACCCTTCTCTGTAGATCCTGGAGGGGTCAAGATATCAATTTTACCCTGCTCTGTAGAACCAGGTGGCGTAAGAATACCAAGACCAAGATCGTACTCACTTCTCCGCTGACTTCCGAAAGGACCGTCGTAGCGAACACCGACTACTTTTCCGTCTTTAAAATATCTATCGTGATACGGATCGACCAGCATCTATCCACAGGTTTTTTTACAGTCTACTAAGACTCCTCTTGGAAGATCTTTGTCCAGACACCCATCGAGGCCTCTTGCAATGGGCCTTCGATCGGATCATCGCGGAAGATCGTTAACATCTCTCGAATAGCACGGTCAGCACCAGCAAGAATCAAGCCCTGCCTATCAAGCAAGATTCGCTCATCGTTCAACTGCTTGATGGTGCCCCGCAGTTCCTTTTGCATCATCGCAATACGTGATGCTCCCATGTCCTGCTTGATCATCCCCATGTCAATGCCATCCCGTAGCTTCGAGATATCCATCGTCATGGCGTCAATCTCAGCTTCAAGCACACCACCAAAATCCCGCTTCTTGAAGTTCTCCTTTGACCACTCATCACATTGGACGATTGATCCGGTGAACCCCAGGAAGCGGGCGTATAGGTAGATCTGAATTGGACTTACTGCTCGTTTGCAGAAAGCTAGAAAGGATTCACGGTCTTTTTCAGTCAGTTCGTGAATCCAATCAATCATGCCCGATATTGGCTTTGCGCCTGTTCGAAGTCCCTGTTCTCTTTATAGCGCCGGAACATCTCTTGTTGCAACGCAGTCATCCGTTGCTCAGCACCTGTTGTGCGGATCCCTGCACGTTGCTCCAGTCCAGAGGCCGCGACGGTACGACGTTCTTCTTGGCCGCGAAGACCAATCTGACGTTCTTGGCCCGCCAACAGTTGTCCTTGGGTCGCTAACTGCTGTGCTGTTGTGGCGGCAATTCCTAATCGCTGCTCGACGCCAGAAGCACGGATCCCTGCACGTTGCTCGACACCGGAGGCGGCGATGCCTGCCCGTTGCTGACGACCACGCTCTGCTTCGGTCAATCGGGTTTCGGCTCCTGTCGTCCGGATACCTGCTCGCTGTTCAACGCCAGAAGCGGCGATGCCTGCCCGTTGCTGACGACCACGCTCTGCCTCGGTCAATCGGGTTTCGGCTCCTGTCGTACGAATACCTGCTCGCTGCTCGACACCTGAAGCGGCGATCCCAGCTCGCTGTTGACGGCCTCGCTCTGCCTCAGTAAGACGAGTTTCAGCACCTGTCGTCCGGATACCTGCTCGCTGTTCAACGCCAGAAGCAGCGATGCCCGCTCGCTGTTGACGGCCTCGCTCTGCCTCGGTCAATCGAGTTTCTATTCCGGTTGTACGAATGCCAGCCCGTTGTTCAACGCCAGAAGCAGCAATTCCACGACGTTGTTCAACGCCGGAAGCTGCAATGCCGAGACGTTCTTGAGCACCAGACTCACGAATACCTGCCCGTTGCTCTACTCCGGAGGCGGCAATACCACGACGCTGCTCTTGACCGCGAACACGTTCGGTTGCTCGTGTCTCGGCTCCAGTGGCGCCAATGGTACGACGCTCTTCCTGGCCAGCGGTTGCGAGGCCAGCACGATATTCAGCTCCAGTGGCGGCAATACCTGCACGTTCCTCTTGACCACGAACACGAGTCAGTCCCGTCTCGATGTCACCAGCTTGTCTCTGGGTAAGGCGCTGCTCCGCAGAAGCAGACTTTGAACGACGGATGTCTTGGCCAGCAAAGAACTCAGCGTTGGTGCGGTCTAACTGTGCACCAAGCTCCATATTCAGGCGGGTCTGCTTACCACTCACCTCATTTAATGCAGTCTGCGTTGTCACCGACTGTGTAGGAACAGGGGTCGGCGGCGCAGGCGGCGGCGGTGGGGGACTATAAACAATAGTCGGAGGAGGTGGAGGTGAAGGTCTAGAACCGCCCATAGTTATACCTTTGCTTTTGTTATTTTAAATTAGGCAATACGACGCCCGGCGTACTTACCAAGTCCAGATTGAGCGAAGCCAGTTGCGGCTTGTTGTTGTTGTGCAATTGCCTGTGCTTCAGCAGCAAAGGCATTAGATGCACTTGCAAGCTGTGCCTGCTTCGAAGCCATGATGGCTTGGATGCTGGAGGGAAGCTGTTCTTTGAATGCCCTATAACGCTGGCTTGCATCTAAAGCACGCTCAGTGCCACGACGTCCGGCTTCGTCCAGAAGAGGGAATAACGCTCGCGCTTGATTGATATTTTGTTGAGTCGTTACACGTCCCTGCTCCCGAATTGCGTCGAGGTTCTGCTGCCCTAATTCAATCTGCAACTCTTTAAGAGTGTCGAAGGTTTTTTGAGTGGAATAAGAATCCTCTTCACGTGTCTTAGCTTCTGCCTCCTCAGCTTGTTGCTTATTTAAATCAGTAACAGCCTGGGATAAAAGCCCATAATTCGCTTGAGCTTGAGGAAGTAGTGCCTCAGCCTTCGTATCTTTATACAAACCAAGTGTGTTAAGCAGACCTTCTCCAAAACCCTGAGGGCCTGTCGGTTGAAGATAAGTCGATTGATAGCCTTCAGGAAGAGCCCCTGCGCCACGCAGTTGCAGCTCTAGCTGTAGATTCTGCTTCTGAATCGCCTCCAGAAGCTCTTTGGCCTTTTTGGAAGTCTGACTCATATCACTGATATTGGTATTGGCTGGTCAGAGCACTGCCAGCCTGTTGAAGAGCTCCAAGTCCAGCCCGCAGACCAGCATCTTGAGCTGCAATCTGCATTGCTGCACGAGTATCAATGTTTTTGCGAATACCCTTCGCAGCCATCTGACGCTCGAACTCATTCCTAGAGCGGCCTTCAGCGGCGGCTTCGATTTCAGGAAGCAGAGTGCGAAGAACATCACGCTGTGTTTGTGCGTCCTTCAGGGTCTGAAGACGTTGGCCCATTCCTGCGGGGCCGAGAACATCGAGTGGGCTGCCGTATGGAGAGGTCGGTCCGTATTGACCCATGCCTGGAGGAAGTGCATTGCCACCGTAGACAGGCTTTCCGTCAGCGGTGTAGCCGATCAGGCCAGCTGCAACCTGGCCCGCGCCACCTAATCCTTGTTGTGCACTTTGTACAACCCCGGAAGATGCTGGATTCATTGCCCCACCTAGGGCTAAAGCGCCGGCTCCTAAACCAAGCGCACTGGCCCCAGCTGCTGCAGGCAGGAGATCAGCTCCTAATTTTGTAGCAAGTCCTGGAGCCATTTTTCCAACAGCAGTCGATAAACCTCCGGCCATTCGAGGAACAAGGCGACCCGCAGCCCCCTTGAGAGCACCGCCGCCTAAATAACCAAGACCACCTTGCAAAGCTGCCTCTACAGGACGTCCTTGACGGAGCGACGGTAAAGCAGCTCCTACTCCCATAATTAAGGGAAGCTTGCCCAATGCGACCTTACCGGCTCCGGCCAGTAACGGTGCGATTGCTAACGGAGCAGGCATAACTAAATACTTCTTCTTATGTTAATTAGTTTAAATTAGGTAACTTTTGGATCAGCCGAATAATCCGCCGATACCTCCAATAAGTGCGCCGATCGGACCACCGGCAGCAAAACCAGATAGAGCACCTGTTGCAGCTCCGGCAACTCTTTGGCCAGTGGATGGGCCAGAAGGTCCAGCAGGTATTCCAGGGATAACAATCGGATCAAAGCTGTCCGGCGTTACTTGAGACAAGGTTCCGTCACCAAGGTCTGTAACTCGTCCAGAACGACCCTCACCTCCAAATGGCTGTGCTGCTCGACTAGACAAAGCGTTAATCATGGCATCG